CGCAGCCGCCAACAAGGCCATCTATCGGACGACCAGCACGGTGTGGAACATGCTTGCCAGCCCCCTCGGATATTCTTGACGTTGAATGCTGACACTGTTGTCAGTGCCGCAGTTGCGGCGCATGGGTCGAATCGACAAGAACGGTCAGGTCATCGAGACCAACGGCGGTCAACCCCCACCGGGGGCCCACCCTGACGAGGGCTTTCGACATGGCCGCCCGGACCTTTTTCTCGGGGTGCCCGCGTGAGAAGCTGGGACGACCTCCGCGATGACCTGGAGCACATCGCCTACCAGAAGGGCATCACCAACACGGCGCACATGATCCCGTCGTGCCGGAAGACGGTGTACCGGCTCATCAACGGCGAGACCCAGACCCCCTCTCGAGCGATGAGGGATTGCGTGGAACGCATGGTCGAGCGTCAGAAGTCGTGTCACCTGACACAGCCCGACAACACGGCTACGGACTGATTCGGTGTAGCAAGGGGACCGCAATGGTCCTCGGCAACCTTCCAACCACCCTTCATTTCAGCGCGACCGCGGGGGCCAACCTCGTCGCTGCAGTGACGGGCCAGAGGATCAACATCCTCGCCCTTCACCTGAGTTCCACCGCGGATGTCATCGTGGGACTAGAGGATTCGGCGACGTCAGCGAACAAGCGGTTCACCATCGACGCGCCCACCGCAGCCTACAACCTCCCATTCAGCGAGTACGGCTGGGGCAAGACCGCCGTGGATGAGGGGCTCGATATCACCGTGGGTGGTGTCGCCACCGTCACCGGGATTCTCGTCTACGTGCAGGCATGATGGAAGCCACCGCCACCCCCATCGGCTATCGGGCCACCCGCACAGACGGGTTGCTCATCGTCCACGACGTCGAAATCTTCTGCGCTTGCGAGCGTGGCGAGTTCGCGGCGTCCGAGGTGTGGGTCAAGAAGGCTTTCGACAAGGCGATGGCGGAGGCCCGCGAGGGCTATCACCCGCCGCTGCACATCCGCCACCATGAGGTCGGAGTCGACCCGGTGGCCGTCGGCACGTTCCGCGTCACGGGTGTCCGCCCCATCACGCTGGCCGGCAAGCGGCGAAACGCCATCGTCGTGGACTACCACGTCACGAACCAGGAAGCAGCCGACGAGTTGCTGGCTGGCAAGCTGCCCTATCGCTCGGTCGAAATCTTCGACATCGACGCGGTGCCCAGCATCGACGGGCTAGCCCTGCTCGACCACGAGGCGCCGTTTCTGCGGCTGCCCATGCTGATGGTCCACGACCTGGACGACCGGTCGACCCTCAACGCCGCATCCAAGGCGGGCGCCTTCCGTGCTGGCCGCTGCATCAACCCACTCTCCCGCGAGGAAACCATGAGCGCAACCGAGACACCGCCCACCACCGACTTCGGTGCTGGGGTCGCCGAGATCAAGACCGTCAGCCTTGCAGACGACGCGCCCAAGAAGGACGACGACGACAAGGGCGAGGCCATGGAAGACGGCGAGGGCGCGCTCGACGTGTCCGCCGTGGTCAAGGCCATCTCATCGGGTGCCATCTCCATCGCGGACATGGACGCCATCTTGGAGGCCATCCAGTCCCAGGGCGCCGCCCCGGAAGAGGCCGACCCCGAACAACCCGCGCCCGCCGCGGCACCAGGAGCCGAAAGCATGAAAGGACAGCAGATGACGGCCGAGATGGCCGCCCTTCGTGGCGAACTCGATGGCCTGAAAGCCAAGGACGCAGCGCGCGAGGCCAAGACCGCAGTCGATGCCGATGTGGCGACCGCCATGGAACGGCTCAAGGACGTGCCATGTGGCGCCCTCGACACCCTCAAGGAACGGCTGACCACGTTCCGCGCGACGGCCACGCCGGCCAACTTCACCGCCTACGTCGACGCCCTCGCGGGTGCCGCCAGCGCCCCCGGGGAAGACGGCAAGGCGCAGTCATTCGCCAGCCAGTCTGGCACGGTGCCCGCCGTCGCCATGAAGTACCTGGAGAACGGCGGCAACAGCGCCGACGTCGACCGCGCATCCAACTTCGCCCGTCAGTGGCAGGAGCTCAACTCCCGGGGACTCACCAAGACGTCCCAGGAGAGCTACGTCCAAATCAACATGACCTCCCACGAGGAAGTCCAAGCCTAGGAGCACGCCATGGCAGACCTTGCAGCCAACACCATCTTCAAGACGCGCCCCCGCTCTGGCCGGGACGCCTTCGTCATCGCCAACACCGAGGTACTCTACGCGGGTGCCCTCGTCCAACTCTCGGCGGGCTTCCTCGCTGACTGGGACGACGCTGGCGCAGGGTCCACCTTCATGGGCATCCTGCTCGGGGGTGAACAATCGGCCAACACGTCGACCGAGACGGGGTTCACCGGTGACACCAGCGGCGCACCCAACCCCGACCCCGAGGGCTACGTCGACACGAGCGGTGTGGTGCTGATGCACCTCGCTGGCGTCCAGGGTCAAGGGGCCACCACCATCGCCATCGTAGGGGACCTCGTCTACTGCCCCGACTCCGACGTGGCGAACCTGACCACCGTCGCCTCGGGCAACACCGACCCCATCGGGTTCGTGATCCGCTGGCGTTCGACGACCGACATCGACGTGCAACTATTCACGCCTGCCGAGTTCCTCGCGCAGCAGACCGCATAGGAGACCTGACCAATGGCAACCATCCTCTCCAACAACCTCCTGGTCAACGGCCTCCGAACCGAGTTCGTGGACACCTACCTGGCAATCAAGAACCGCCAGGCCGACTCCCGTCTGGGCCTCGTCATGGACCTCACGGTGCAGGCGACCAACCGGGAACACGACTTCGCCTACCTGAACGCTGCGCCACACTTCGAGCAGTGGAAGCTAGGCGAGACCATCCCGACCGACGCGATGGACTCGGTGAAGTTCAACGTGCCGGTGTTCAACTGGGCACGTCGCGTCCCGTGGTCCAAGTGGGACCGCGCCGATGACCAGACGCAGAGCATGTTCGACATGGCCCGCATGGCGGGTGAGTCCGCTGCGCTGGTCCCCGAGCGTCTGTTCTTCGGCTTGCTCGGCAACGACGCCACCGACCTCCTCCCGGCGATTCCCAACGCCCCCGACGGCGCCGCCTTCTTCAGCACCACCGACGGTGCCAGCGCCGCGCGCTTCGGGATCACGAACGGCAACCTGTTGACGGGCACCGGGGTCACGACGGTGCACGACGTGCAGGCCGACTACTACTCTGGTCTCGAGCAGTGGATGGGGATGCAGGATGGCAAGGGCCAGCCGCTCCTGTCCAAGGAACTCATCGACGCTGGCGTAGTCATCATCCACGCCGCAGCGGACACGCAAGTCATGGAACAGTCGTTCCTCCAACTGCGTCAAGGCATCGGCATGGACAACACCGGCGCCCGTGGTGGCACCGTGGTTGCCGCGTCAGCGGACACCAACCTCGTCCACGACTCCAGCCGCAACGTCGAGCTTTGGGGCACCAGCCGCCTGGCCACGGGTGACTGGTACATGTTCCTCCGGAACGCCCCCAAGAAGCCGACCTTCCTGCTCGACCGTCAGAGCGCCCAGGAGTTCTCCGCCCTCGAGGGTGACAACAACTCCGACAGCGTCCGCGACCGAGGCGAGGAATACATCCAGTTCGAGAGCCGTTCCGGTGGGGGCATCGCTCTCCCCTACGGCGCTATCAAGATCAACAACTAGCCGCCCGCTAGACCCAGCTTCCACGGGCCGCCGTTCCACTGGGGCGGTGGTCCGTTTCACTAGCAACCATCATTGAACCGGAGATTCCCCGGAATGACGACGACCACGAAGAAGACCCAGAAGAAGACGGCGGCCAAAGGGGCCAGCCTTGTACCCGACCTCGAGAAGAACCGGGCAAGCGTCACCACGCTGCAATGGTTCTGGATTGGCGCCCTCCCCGGGTGTCCCCGCGAAAGCCTGGACCTTGCGGGGATCAGCTTCCCCAAGATGACCGAGATGGTTCGCAAGGACCCGCACCAGTCAGGGAAGACCCACCGCACCGCCAAGCTCGGCGCGCTCATCCAACTGACTGAGGCGCAGGTCGAGCGGTTGATTGACCGGATGCCGTTCCAGGTCATCCGGTTCGACGACACCCCGGAGGAAGACGAAGCCAAGCGGGAGCAGGGACGCCAGCGGTGTGATACCGAGGAAGCCCGAGCCACCTATGGCGCGATTGGCGGAGCAGGGGCAGGCATCGAGGCCCTCGACGTGGTCCGTCGCAAGGGTCACCCCATCCGCATCCCGTCCCCCGAGGACATCGCCAAGGCGAAGAAGGCGGGCAAGACGGTGAGGGCCTACACTCAAGGCGCTCGCGATGAGCCCGCCGCGCGCTACCTGTTCGCGGAGTTGTGCGAGAGCCAGACCCGCCCGCAACGCAGCGACTTCTATCCCGACCCTCTCGAAGTCACCGGCCTCGAGTGGCCATCCGAGGAGTAGATGGCGGACAAGGACACCCTCTGGACGAACGTGAAAGCGGCCTACGCGACGGACCTGTTGCTGCCGCTGACGAACATCCACGACGCCACGGCGATTGCCATCGACGACGCGGTGGGAACCGCCGCGGCACAGCAGGCCATCGACTACTTCGTGATGTATGCGGAGACGACCTTCGTCATCACGACATCGACGCACAACGCAGTAGGCATCCGGGCCACGATTGCGGTCCTGCTCGAGCGCGGCGGGGTATCGTCTGCTCTGGCCCGCGAGGAGTGGGACGAGGTCTTCGGTGACACGGGGCTCCTGTCCAAGGTCAAGAAGACCGGGGCGCGCGGGCGCCAGGCGTTCACGACCAATAGCAACATGACGCAGGCCAGTGGGCTGACGTCGTCTGGCAAGCGGCGCAAGCCGTGGGGCGACGTCGAGTCGCTGCCGGTGAACTACATGCCCAGGAGTTCGGAGGCGTAACCTATGGCTGGACCCGTCGCAACTGAAGCAGAACTCGTGGCCATCTGGGTGGCAGCGGTCGACGTCCTCGAGGTCTTCCGCGTCCACGCTGACGACACGCAAGCCGTCGGCGCGACGGGCAAGCTGCAAGTCCTCGAGGAAGCCCTGACCGGTGACTATCCCCCGGCCCCGGTCGCCGAGGCGGCATCGCAGTTCCGCGCAGGGCTCTCGGGGCTCCTGTCGGTTGAGACCATTCGGGGGTTCATCGACCCCATCCTGCGGGAATACGCTCTCATCATCGACACCGACGCAGCCGACACGTATGGCGGTGCGTTCACGGATTCCAACGCCATCCTCGATGCGATGTACGACTTCTTCGTAGCTCAGGGGGTGGGTGCCCCGCCGGCTACAACCGTCGAGTCCCGGCAGATTACTTTCGATAGCACGCCCACCTACGGGTCCGCCAACGTGGGGGCGGGCAAGCTGTCGCGTCTCACGGTCGACGAGAACGCCTACGAGTTGGAAGCCTGCCACGTCGAAAAGAAGCACTTCAAGTGCGTCCAGGACGCCAACACGGGCGTCTTGGAAGAGGCCGAAGTCTTCCAGCATCTCGGCTCGGCTCGCAGCAAGGACAACCTGCGGGCCACCGACCACGGCAGTGGGTCGTTCTCGGCCACGACCATCATCTCGAAGCACGCGGGCGGGGGCGCTGGTGGCAGCATCCTCGACAACTCGTCGTTCCAGGACTTCACCGCCACGAACAACCCGAAGTTTACCAACTGGGTGGAGACGTTCGGGGGCGCTGCGGTGACCGCCGACATCACGTCGAGTTCGACCGTCTATCGGTCTTTCCCTGGCGAGTCCACCGCGGGAGCCCTGTCGCTCTCCATGGCGATGAACGCTTCGGGGGACACCATCACGCTCAAGCAAACGCTGGACACGATGAACCAGCAACGGCTACGCAGGGACCGCCCGTACTTCCTCCGCGTCATGGTCCGCGATGGCGGGTCGGCGGCGGGGGGCAACCTAGCCCTGCGGCTTGGCAGTCAGGCGGTGACGCTGGCCGTGTCATCCCTCACGACCAGCTTTCAGGAACTCATAATCCCCCTCGATGAGAATTGCTGGTTCGCCAACTTCAACCAGGACACCCTCGACGTCGAGATTGAGTGGGCCGGGGGCACGGCTGGGACCGTGCTGTGGGACGACATGATCTTCGCCGAGATGGACCTGATTGACGGGACCTACTGGGTGATTCGCCAGAACCAGGCGACCGCCACCCGCTGGCTCGTGGACGACACCATTGACGTCGAGGACACGAGCACCATCGGGAACGGCAAGCTGCAGTATTACCTCTTCAAGGGCTACGGGCGGTACCTGCCCCACGCCACAACCTCAAGCATCACCGACCCGTGATTCATGGCGCGAAGTGGCACAACCGGATACCGCCCTGGCGCCAAGATGGACCGCTGGGCCAAGAAGCTGCGCGACCCGAGCGTGGTGCTCAAGCAAATCGGCGCCGTTATGGTGGCCGAGTCCCAGGACGCCTTCCAGCAGCAGGCGTTCGGGAACAAGCCCTGGGCACCGCGCGGTAAGGTCAACACGTTCGGGGTGCTCGCTGACCTGGCCAAGGGCAGCACGCCACCCAACCGCCGGTTCCAGACTCGCCCGGCGCTGATTGACACGGGGCGCCTGCGGGCATCGATTGCGTTCCGGGTGTCATCCTCGACCGTGACGGTGGGGTCCAACCTGCCCTATGCCTCGGCGCACCACACCGGGGAGGAAGTGGAGAGCGAGGAGATCACCCAAGAGATGCAGGATTTGCTATGGGACTGGCTCCAGGGTGGCGGGTCTGATCACAAGAGCGAGCTCGGGTGGTTGCTCAACAAGCGGCTGACGGGCACCCGGCTCACGATGCGGCTTCCCGAGCGCCCCATCGTGGGCATCACGGCCCAGACCTTCGCCGATGTCCGCGAGATTGTCGGGGTCGAAATCTTCGAGGTGCGCCGCTAATGGTTGCCGGCAACGTCTCACGCATCATCCGCGCGGCGGGGAAACTCGTGGTCGGCCCCACCGACCTGACGGCAGCCGACCCGTACGGCGGCACCGAGATTGGGCTGACCAACGGGTGCCTCCTGACCCCGCTGGGTGTGTCCCGTCGCATCGAAAACGAGGGGCTCGGGGAGGCGTCCGACATCCTGCAGGCCAACAACCGCTGGCTGTTCACGTGCTTCTGGCGCGGCGCTGACGACGACGCCAAGAACCTGCTCCTGAAGGGGAACCGGTCCGCCGGCGGCACGACGCAACACGGGCTTGTCACCGTCCCGGGAGCCCGGACGCCTGGCCAGTCCACCATCGACTACGCCAACGTGGTGCTCCTGTTCGTCCCCGAGAACCTGACCGAGCACGACGCGCTCATCATCTACCGGGGCATCCCCGTCTGGTCGGACGCCGCCGAGGTGGCCTTCCAGAAGCGGGAGGAGTTCGGCTACCCGCTCTCGATGGATTGCCTCCGCAACGGATCCGGGAACATCCTCCAAATGGGTCGGCTCGCTGACCTGAGTCTGACATGACCGACCTCGAGTTCACCCCCGCCGCCTATGCCCGCTGGCTCCAAGCCCAACGGCCTGACTTCATCTGGTTCCTGCAGCAACCCGAGGAGGCCCAGGCCCAGATGGCTGAGCTTGGTGCGTTCCATCGGGTGGACTCCATCATCGAGCAGGCGGAGGCCATCCAGAACCCCGAGCTGTTCTCGGCCCAGGTCTACGCCGACACCGACCCGGAGGCGCAGGATGTCCTGTTGCGCTACGCCGCAGTCGAGGCGGCTGCCCAGATGGCTGGTGCAGTGCCCCAGGATGCCCCACAATCGACGCCCGCCGATGACGTCCCATCGTTGGCCGGAGTCATCGCGCGGCGAGAGGCGGCAGATGAGGAGCGAATCCAGGCCACCGGGAAGCTCCGGTCCTTCCTGGGTGTCTTGCCGGATGCGGTGAGGGAGGACGTGGCAGGATGAACCCCGCCCAGATGGCACTCCAGATTCGCGAGGAGCTCCAAACGGTAGCGTGGCCGACTGGCTCGGCGGAGGTTGTCTTCGGCACTCACAAGGGAGTCGTCGAGGTGTTCGCCGATGCCCCGACGGAGGACCAGTTCCCGCCTCGGTTCCCGGCCTGCCTCGTCATCATGGGCGATGGGACACCGGACGACGACGCCCCGCAGCTCGTGGAATACACCTTCCGCTTGGTCGCCGCCGCCTCGGTGACGGGGTCCCCGATGGGGTCTCACGCCATCGTGGGCGGGCCGAGTCGCGACCTTGGCAAGTCGCCGAACCGGGGTGTTGCCGAAATCATCACCCGGGTGCGGGCGGCGGTGCAGGACTTGACCGGGGCTGACGGCGCGCCGCTCCAGGTGCTCGGGGAATCGCTATCTGCCCCCTTCACAGTCGGCAACCTGCGCCACGTGGCGTTCGCGGAACTCGCGGTCTCGGCGCTGTGCACGTCGGACCTGTTCTACTCGGCGCCCCAGGAGTTGGCCCACGACGGGACTGACTGGACATGGAACGGGACGCACTGCTCTAACCGATTCGACTTCCACCCCACGGCGGGGTTCATCCTGCGCCGCAAGACGGGGAGCGCGCCGACCGGCCCAACCGATGGGACGTCGGTCTACTCGGGGCAGGACAGCACCATCACCGCGGCGGCGGTGAGCGGTGACACCTACGGCATCTTTGCGCAGTACGACGCCCGGGGCGACGGTACGGCTGACGGCAACAGTGATGCGTCCCTAGTCGGAACAACGGTGGCGGTGGCATGACTTCGAATGACGACATGGTCATCACCCCGCAGCTGGCGGGGTCGGACAGGGGCGCCGCCTCGACGAACATCGAAGGGGACAGTGCCGCCCGGCCTACAGTCCACATCAAGGACCCGTTCTTCCGTCGCGCCGTGGCATCGCGCGGCATTGTCAAAGCGCGCGCCGCCCGCCGTGCCCGCCTTGCTGCGGGGTCCCGGGGCTTCCGTGGCGCTGGCGCTGGCCGTCTCATCGCGCGCGCGGGTGGCCCCGCAGCCGTGGCGGCTGTGGCTGCGGCCATTATCGCGAAGCGCATTACGGGAATGACCTTCGAGCAGATGGCGCAGAAGGGGGAGGACGTGTTCTTCGGTGAGGCCGCCATGAAGGCGCGGGCCGTCGGGAGGGCATCCGCCACCATGATGGGTAATCGGTTGTCGATGATTGCGCTCCACAACGAGAGCCGTCGGGCCGAGGCCACCGGAACGACCAACCGAGCCCTGGAAGATTTGGCCGTGGTTCATGGATTTCTGACCATCCGGAACATGAGAGATGAGCGTGGGCGCAAGCGGTTCCTCGCCGGCGAGGACTTCCGTGTCGAGAGTATCGCGGACATCCTCGCCGAGAACGCCGCCGACTGGCTGGCCCCCTTGATTGAAGCTTTCAGGGACTTCTCGGGTAAACGGTAGCCATGAGCAAAGACACCAACACCCGGTCCTCCCGCCCCTGGCTATTCCTCGGCGCCGCCGCCCTCACCGTCCCAGTCCTCTACCTGGTC